ATTCTCTCGGGACTTTCACGAGGGTGTCGCGGCTTTATACTAACTTGTGCTTTCTTTTTCATCTTAATCCTGATTTAACCTTTTCCAAATTTGCGAGGAATCTCCCATTATAGAGCTAATGTCCACCCCAGCATCTCCGGGAGGGCCCAAGTCAGGCGTGCCGGGGGCGCCGCCATCAGCTATTGGGGTTGTCCCTTCAAACAAATCAACACCATTATAGGCGTCCTTGCTGATTGTTTCCATCATTTTCTTACGCTGGGTTGCTATCTGTATATCATTTGATTGCTGTTGCCTCTTTTTCTCAGGAGACGACTGTACTCTCTCAACAACAACATTGGTTGACAAGCCTTTCGCGACCTCAGACACCACATTAGACAGAAGACCTTCTTCTAGAAGGACTTCCTGTATGCATTCTTTAACCAGTGGCTTGATAACCTTTTTTAGATCACTTCTCTTCACTTAAAACCTCATTTAATAATCTATTAATCCGATCTGCTTTTGTAAAGACACTATCGATATTATATTCCTTAGCCTCCCTCATCATGAAAGCGCCGGGGGTCGATGGCTCCGACACCATGTCAAAACAAATAAGCTGAAAATCATCTTCAACTATTGTTTTACCGTTCGCTTCCGTGACGGATCCCATTCCTCGCGAGGAAACTCCAACGGTAACACCACCATTAACTAACTCTTTTAGAATTTTTCCAGAGGGGGTTTCAAGAACTTTGATTTTTCCCATTACGTTTTTACCTTCCATCCACATAGCCGTGACCATGTGAGATGCATTCTTGAGATTAATGACTGAATCATCTGGGTGATCCAGTTCCCCAAGGGCTCTGTTTTCTTTGATAAGTTTTTGATAGTTCTTAACTTCACGAACCATTGTTTGGTGTTGGTATACTCTTCCGTTACCATTTTGTGTCTCGGTCATCTGCATGATGCCAGACAAGATCATCCCCCCGTCGGAAACAAATCTTTTTTCGTCTTCCGTTAGAAGGTCTTGGCAGACTCCTCCGTCACAGAGGGCGTAATATTCTCTTAATAATTTCTTACCCATAGCTAACTCCCCTTGCAGCAGTGTCTAACTGGCTGCAACATCCACTTGCTTGTCCAAGTGGCAGGTATCTGGGTTTGCGTGTTTGTGTTCATGTTTAATTCCCTCGTCTCCAAAAATCATATTAAATACATAAGATGTTCCCGATGATAAACACCCCAATAAGAGATAATTTACAACAGAAACTTCAAAACTAAATAGTTCTGTGTATGGCGAAAGAAGCATTAAAAACCACCCTACATGAAATCCCATGCACATTGGGCAGTGAAAAACCTTTCCGTATCCGCCGGCGGCCTCCTTAGAAGGTCGCAATCGTTTTATCATGGGCATGTTGCTGTAGACTATTATTTGAGTCATTCCATATGCACATAATATAAATGTAAGTAGTTCCATCAAATCCTCTAAACGGTGTACATGTATCCTATTGAATATGGATCACGTACGTATCCTTGTCGTATTGAGCCTTGCTCAACCTCTTGTGGTACCTCGCCAAGCTCGGTAGAGTCTTCCTTATCAGGATGCAGAAGCTCGTCATCAGTCATCGAGATGATAGCCTCGGTTTGCTCGAAGTATGGACGTTCTTCATCAATAAAATTTGATATGTTAATTAGTGCCAACTTAGCAGCACTAGCATCTTCCATCTTAGATTCTTCGAGAGTACCTTCCAATGAGCCATAAAAAGCGCCGGCTTGAATTGTTTCAGCTACCACAATGCCTCTTTTTCTTAAATGGGCCATTAATCTATTTTGTGCACCATAAACCAAATCAGACATGGTATCCTTCGGAAAGATCACAACCTTGTTCTTATCTGGCGATAAAACAATGTCTATGTCCCCGTGATCAAATATCATAAGATCGCCATTGAGCGACTGTCTCAAATCAAGTTCTAATCTAACTTTTTTACTGTTGGCTTTTTTGCCAACCTTAATGATCACTGCCATCGGATAACTCCTTTGCTAATTCTTGCGTTCTCAACACTGTTAAAAGAACGTCTTCACTAATCTCAGTTTTCTTAAACGTATCAAGCTTCTCCACTATTTGAACTGTCTTGCTCTGCATCTCTGAATCTCTCTGGAAGATCTCATTTTTGGAGTGCTCGGCGATTTCTTTCTTCAATCTTGAAATCTCTTCATTTAAGAAAGATTTTAAACCAACAGCATTATCTGTAAAAGAAGTTATATAGTGGGTTAGTAATTCTTTTTGTTCCTCTGCGAGTGTCTGTGAGTACTTCTCGTTGAACTTTTCTACAAAACATTTTATCGTTGTATCATCCATATCCTCCGAAATTAAATCATCGGGTGCAGCTTTGGTCATATTGTCAACGATCGTATTCTCGAGCATAACGCGGCTTTTAGGAGTCACTTTATCACAAAAGATTTGGTCAATAGTTGCCAGCGTCTTGTAATTTGGAACAAAGTTGGAAAAGACAGAAGACGATAAGTCTGCATTGATATCATTGATCAGATCTGTTTGCTGTTTGAATAGACCTTGTGGGTCAATCAATCGGGATGACATTTTTGCTTCGCGCAATACTTTCTCGCTAATATCGCGAGGAAGATTCTGATTTTCATACAAAGACCTGTAACATTCAAGGTGTTGCTTTAATATCGAATCTGGCTTAAAATGTTCTTTTATGATCTTGATGACTGTATCTTTTCGGGGCTGGTCATCTTTTATGATTGCTACTGTCGCCTCCCTCATCAAGGATTCGAAAACAAATGCCGTGTTCCTTTTTTTGTTGTGCTTAATCTTCATTGTTTTGCTCCGTTAATAAATTATCTTTTTTATCTAAAACTTCAACAAGTTGTCGAACCGATTGGTTGACTTCAAGTATTTGTCGTTCTTGATTTTGCTCTCTCAAAGAATAAGTAGGATCGTCCTGCTCATAAATACCGCGGCCTAGTGATCTTAATTCAGGTGCTCCAAGATTATTAGTCCTATAAGTGTTCATCTCTGGGGACGCTATCTTGGCATAGTTTCTGGTTCTAGCGCCTGCTGGGCGTGAGTCAGTCTTCACAGGGTGGTATACTTTACCTTTTGCTCCGGGAGTGAGTCGTGGTGCGTTTCTAGAGCCGGGAGGTATTGCCAGAAGTGGCGAATCGTCGCCGCCTCCCTCATCTCCACCAGCATCGCCGGCGGGTATCTCCTCGGGACCACCAAGGTCACCGCCCATGTCGCCACCAAGATCGTCTCCGCCAAGATCTCCTCCGAGGTCTCCACCGAGGTCTCCACCGAGGCCTCCGCCAGCATCTCCGGCGGCGGCTGCTTCTGCCACTGCTTGGAGGGATGCGTCGTGCTTACGATCGTAATACATTTCGCGTTGATTACGTACAAACTCTTCATGGTTCATACCAAAAATGTTTTCAGTAACCCAGCGACGGGAAAAATAACCTTCGGTTGCAGATGCTGCAATATCAAACTTAGATTTCCAGTGCTCGATCTCTTGAAGCTCGGCAATTTTAGAAGGGTTATTAAGTGACAGTTTGAAAGACAGCAAATCATCACCCCGAAATCCAAGAGTATATAAGTGAATGATTCCTATCTTCTCAAGCTCTGCAATGATAACTCGTTGCAGGCGCTGAATTGTTCTGGAAAATCTGATGTCTTTTTGCGCAAGAGTTGTCTTGTCTTCCGTGGCGCCCTCCCCCATTGTAAGGTACGACTGGGGTATTTTAAGCGCTGAAAACAACTTGTCTCTGAGATACTTGACATCGTCGATTGCAGTAATGTTCTGGGCGCCGGCGAGGGTCTGAATGTCGGTTGCTGAGCCCTGTCGGATTGGAATAAAATAATCTTCTTCAATACTCATAGGATTATACCGCAAGTCGACTCGGCCATTCTCTGGGTTAACAACAGAGTTTCTTTTAAGCTGTGTGACAATCTTCTGCATATATTGCTCAACTTCCTGTGGGGGTACCGCGCCGACATCAATCTTAAAGACGCGGCGTTCAGATGAGCGCACAACACGGTACGCCATCATGGCATCCTCCATGAGAGTAAGCTGACGGAAGATACGGCGTGCTGGTTCTAAGATAGAGGTTCCATACGGTGCATACTTATCATTACCAAGAATGCGGAAATGTGCGATTTGCCAGTTCTCAAATGTCATTCCAGCAGAGTTCCATTGATACTGGACATAATTTGGATTTGTTGAATCTTGACCTTCAAGTCTCTCAATCTCGGCAGACGGAAGCGCAATAACTGATTGGACCCCATATTTGTCATCGATATCTAAGTATAGAAAGAAGTCTCCATACTTGGACATTGTGCGCGACCAGCCAAATAAATTGTACTGAACGTTTAAGATGTTCTCATAGAGAATTGCGAGGACAGCCTTGATTTCCTCGTTGGGGCACTTGATGTTAAGCATCGGGCGCAGGTCAGAATATGTGGTCATCTCGTCCGCATAGATGTCAAGCGAAGATGCAATCTCTGGCATATACTCCATTTGATCAAAGTCAACATATCTCTCTGCGCGGCGTTGATTTTGTATTGCATTTGTGGAAATCTGATCAAGAGGATTATACAGAGACTTCTTAAACTGTTGACCAGAA